GTTTGCTAAAGGCGGTACGGCGCATGGCCCCCGTACTCCTCGCCCTGATGGCGGCGAGGAAGCTCGGATGCGCGCTCCCGGGCTGCAACGCCCGCAGGTTATGCCGCCCGCTAATGGCCCTTCGCGGGGCGGTCCCGGGTTTCTTTATCGTGGCCTCCCTGCCCGCCCTGCGGGAGCCCCTTCTCCGGAGGTTATGCGTTCGGGAGCCCTTGCTAACCCGGGTGCGCGTATGGCTCCGCCTGTGGCCCCCCCTGCCCTCCCTGTTCGCCCTGCGTTTCGTAAGGGTGGCTCGGTAGATGGCGTAGCCAAGAAGGGCAAGACGTCCACCAAGATGGTCAAGATGGCCAAGGGTGGTTCGTTTCGTTCGTCGGCTAACGGGATTGCTTCGCGTGGTAAGACGCGCGGCAAAATGTGCTGAAATGCGCGCGTCTCGCGGATTGGGGGTCATGCGCCCCCGCCTCAAAACCAAGCTGAAAGGCAAGAACCAAGCCTTCGGTAAGGGCAACTGGATTGAGGACGCTGTGAAGAAGCCCGGTGCGCTTCGTGCTCAGCTTGGTGCGAAGCCGGGAAAACCCATACCGAGAAAGAAGCTGGCTAAGGCGGCGAAAGCCCCCGGCAAGCTTGGGCAGCGCGCGCGGTTGGCTGAGACGTTTAGAAAAATGAAGTAGGTGGCTAGCTCCGACAATTATAACGATTGGTACAGCCTTATATGACCACTTCCGGTACCACGGCATTCAACCTCGACCTTAACAACCTTGTAGAGGAAGCCTACGAGCGTTGCGGGCAAGAAGTGCGTACCGGATATGACCTTCGTACGGCGCGTCGTAGTTTCAACTTGCTCACTATAGAGTGGGCTAACCGGGGCATTAACCTGTGGACTATCGAGCAGGGCACCATTGCTCTCACACAGGGGACCATCTCGTACAACCTCCCGCTGGATACCATCGACTTACTCGACACTGTCATCCGTACGCAGACAGGCGTTAACCAGACGGATATCAGCATTACTCGTATGAGCGCCGATACTTACCTGAATATTCCGAATAAGAACGCGCAGGGTAGGCCGTTGCAGGTATGGGTAGATCGGCAGACAGGGGCTACGGACCCGACGACCGGGGTGGCGTACCCCACCGTCAATGTGTGGCCTGCGCCAGATCAGGACAATTTCTACACGTTCGTTTACTACCGGCTTCGTCGGATGCAGGACGCGGGTAACGGCGTAGAAACGCCAGATATTCCATTCCGGTTCCTTCCGGCGCTCGTATCGGGGTTGGCGTATTATCTTTCTCTTAAGATTCCGGATGCGCTTGAACGCGCAGGGCTGCTCAAGCAGGTATACGACGAGCAGTGGCAGTTTGCTGCCGACGAGGATCGTGAGAAAGCACCGCTACGTCTCGTTCCGCGCCAGATGTTCTATTGAGATGAGCCGTGTCTACTAAGTTCGCATCTGGCAAATGGGCTATCGCAGAATGCGACCGCTGTGGCTTTCGCTATAAGCTGAAACAGCTTAAGAAGCTCGTTATCAAGACGAAGAACGTTAACCTACTCGTGTGCCCGACATGCTGGGAAAAGGATCACCCGCAACTTCTGCTCGGGATGTATCCGGTTGTCGATCCGCAGGCCATTGAGAACCCACGCCCGGATAATAGCTACTACCAATCTGGCCTTAACGGCCTTCAGATTTTCACTGTGAATCCGAGCAATCCTGAATCGTCTGACTCTTTCGGTACTCCTTCCGAAGGGAGTAGGCAGATTTACTGGGGCTGGAACCCTGTTGGTTTCGATAACCCCCTGCAGCTTACCGGGCTTGTTGATACGCTGGTAGGGCGAGGGGCTGTTGGTGTAGTATCTGTAACAACGGACTAATCTGGAGCGCGCCATTATGACGGAATACAAGCAGCCGAAATCGGTGCCAGTCCCGAAAGGCAACGGGTATCCGAACAACGTGCCCAACACGCAGACGGTAAAGACACGTGGTACCGGAGCAGCGACCAAGGGCACCAAGCATACGGCGAAGTCTAACTAAATGGACTACGACACGCTCGTCTCAACCATCCGTGGATACACGGAGAATGACTTTCCGGATACGGAGGGTTCAGGCGGGCTTACGTCTACGGAGCAGATTGATACGTTCATTAAGCAGGCCGAGCAGCGCATCTACAACACGGTGCAGCTTCTTAACTTGCGTAAGAACGTGACCGGTACGGCATCTAGCGGGAACCAGTACCTAACGGTGCCCGCCGATTGGCTGGCGAATTTCTCTCTGGCCGTTCTCGATCCGGATACTGGGGGATATACCTACCTCCTGAATAAGGACGTTAACTATATCCGCGAAGCGTTTCCCTACCCAGTGGCTACCGGCATGCCGACGCATTACGCCATGTTTGACAACGATTCGTACATCCTAGGGCCTACTCCGGATGCTAATTATCAGGTGGAGCTTCACTACTTCTACTACCCGGAGACTATCGTTACGGCTTCGACTACGTGGTTAGGCGATAACTTTGATTCCGTGCTTCTTTACGGGTGCTTGATCGAAGCGTATACCTTCATGAAAGGCGAGAAGGACATTCTGGACAAGTATCAGGAGCGTTACGACAACGCGCTTGGCGCATTGAAAGCCTACGGCGAAGGCAAGAACCGGCAGGATATGTACAGGACTCAACAGGTAAGGTACCCCGTCAAATGAGCTTCGATGCTGTTTCCGCTGCGGTCCTTGGTAACGTAACTGTGCTGACCACACAGAACCGTGGGTTTACTCCCGAGGAGATCGCGGAGCGCGCTCTCGATAAGATTATTTCGATTGGGGAAAATGTTCCCCCCGTATTGCGTGAGCAGGCGCTTGCGTACCGAGAGGACATTCGCAAGGTGCTGGTGTTTTATATGCGTGAGGCTGTCCGGTCGCACAACGTCACTCTGGTGTCCAAATTCCGCAAGGCGGGGCACCCTGAACTCATCCCCGTCCTCGACACCTAAAGGAGGCTATTCATGGCTATATCCCAAGCGATGTGCACATCCTTCAAGGCAGAAATCCTGCTTTGTGTGCACGATTTTCGTTCTACCGGCGGCGACACCTTCAAGTTGGCGATGTATACGTCGTCTGCCAGTATCGACGCCAATACCACCGCGTACTCGGCCACCAACGAAGCTTCCGGTACCAATTACACTGCAGGCGGTGCTACGCTGACCAACCTTGGTGTGACGGCGACAAATACGAACGCTACCGCCGGTACTGGCTGGGTGGATTTCTCTGACCTTACCTTTGCCAACGCATCGGTAACGGCACGTGGCGCGCTGATCTATAATTCGACTCCGTCAGCCAATGGCACTGCTAACACTACCTTGACCAATGCCGCTGTGGCCGTATTGGACTTTGGTGCGGACAAGACCTCTACGGCAGGCGATTTCACCATCATCTTCCCGGCGGCTGCGGACACCACCGCCATTCTTCGTATTGCGTAGAGGGGCCGGTGATGTGAGCCTAGTCTTGTGGGTTGGTCTGATTTCCTCCCCCTCGTCAAAGCCGTCTTGCCTCCTGAAGAAGAGGATATGCATGCGGTGCGGCGATGGCGGCTAAATCATTCTATGCTGCTGATTTTCGTCGGTACGGCGATGGGGGTCCATATCCTGTGGGCTTGCGGGTTCATCCCCGGGGTTCCCGGATTTGCGCGGTCTGACGAGCTCCATTCTGTTGTGGATGCAGTTACGGAGGCCAAGCTTATGCTCATTGACCAAGCCGTCATAGAAGCGCGGCGTAATCAATGCGAGTTTCGTAAAGAGGGGAACGTCGCTGCCCAAGAATTTGCAGCCGCTAGAGTTCGGGAGCTAGTACATCGTTGGAACGATATGGAACCTGATAACAAGTACCATTTACCTTCTTGCGACGAGTCTATAGGCGAATGACTGGAATGGTTGCCAGTTTTGCCCTCCCTGCTGTGGCTAAGCATTTGCCTTGGAAAGCTATTCTCATTGGCGGTGCGGTTTTGGCGGTTGTTGGGCTAAGCTGGTGGGGGGTACACGCCATACGGAGCGCTGCTTACGAGAAGGGTAAAGCCGAAGTACAAGCGCTATGGGACGCGGATATGCTGGCGAAGCAGCAGGCGTATACTGCTCTTGTAACGGGATTTCGCCTGCGTGAGCAGGGGATGAATGCGGCCCAAGCCGTCGCTCGTCAGGAGAGAGAGCATGATAAGGCCCTTATCGCTGCTATTCAGCGTCGTATTTCTAGCCTCTTGCGGAACCGCCCCGAAAGGCCCACCGATATGTCCGATTCCCCCGCAGCCATCCCCGCTGACCAAGGTGGACCCCAGTGTACTGGAGCAGGACTTTTCCGGGCCGACGGAGAATTTCTTGAACGGCAAGCTGCCCGAGCCGACGAGCTCCGATCCGCCTTGAAAGAGTGTTACGCGTGGCACGATAGCGTGTTAAGGGCGCTTGCCCCCGATGCCGCGTCTCGATAGTCAATGGGAGCTTTCGCGTAGGAAGTTCCGCCGGGACACCGCTAGGCAGGCATGGTGGGCGATTCTTTTTGTTCTTTTCACTACGCTGTTAGTAGGAGTCTTTTCCGATAGCGGCGCAGTTAGGGTTTCTCAATTCGGCCCCATTATAGCGTCTATGATGGTTGCTCCGGTTTCCATTGTGCTGGGGTATCTTGGTGTTAGCGCGTGGGAAGCGCGCGGCTCGCAACCGCGTTTAGGTGGGGGGTACGACCGTAGTTACGGCCCCTCGACTCGTGCGTATGACCCGGAGGATTACGATGGCTCTTAGCAACTTTCACGAGTCTCTTCTCAAACTTCTCC